TGTTCTTAACAGCTTTGGTGATAGGATAAGTAGCAGGGCCAGGGCTAAACAAAGCAGACTGCCCATCATTGTTTGGAATGAGGTGTCCAATAGATGGACTTTCAGACCATACCACAGCTCCGTTTACTGCAGGCTGGGGCAATTGTAGAGTGATAGATTGTGTGGAAGGAACTGTGTAAGATGGAGTTGCCATTTTGGATTCCTCTTTAAACTGTTGATTTCAATAAAAAAGGTGGCTTAGTATTAGGCCAGTTGTCCACCGACCAAACTAGGCCACCTCATGATTCTGATTATGCCGCCAGTCTATACTTAGTCGCTGGAAGGCAGATCCGACAAGCTGGCAGCTGTAGGATCGATTGGGCTGCCACCGAAGACCTCCACGTTCTCGTAGGTCTGGAAGTTCCCAGCTGCCTGTTGGACACCGATGTCCATAATAGAGCGGGCTGGAAGAACGATCTCGTTCGGCCGAAGCTTAATGTTCTTTGCCACACCGATTGCCTGTCCTTCATTCAAGATACCAAAGCCGTAAGACTCTTCAATACCAATGTTGCGTAGGTCATACATTGGGTCGTCCCAAGAGTTAACATGCGGGTCTTGGTCAACGATAAGAGCACCAAGGTTCTGGCTGTTGAACAAGAGAGTGTCGACTGTACGATTGATAGGATCAAAAGACATAAACGGACTGACTACAATTCTGAAAGGCAAGCCAAGATAGTTAGGAAGTGTAGGAGCAGTACGTTGATTCTGTGACAAGCCGGCTGATGTAGATGTTTGTCCACCAGACAGGTTACCTTGCGAATACTGACCAGTTTGTCCTTGCCCTGTAGCCATTCCTCCAAAGTTGAAGAATGGATTAGCCTTGGAAGCAGGGTCACCAGTAAACTGAGCGAAGAAAGAACCACCGCCAGCTTGGATAGCAAATTCACGGAGAACAGGATCCTTAACCCATTGCAGCCACGACATAGGATGTACTAACATCATGTCGGGAATGAAACCTTGCATCAGGACTTGTGCATACATATCATACACATCGTCTGCCGTCATGGAACCATTGAACTGTCCCTTGAGGTTGCGGCCAGTTGTGATACCCTTGACTGGTTGTACTGAAGCACCAACCGTACGAGCAGCTGGGCTGTTGTCAAAGATTACCGTGCCGAGACCTGTAATGAAGTTGAAAATGAACTCTTCTTTATGGCGAGCCAGAGCATTACCAGCCAACCTCATCCAATACTGGATCCATGGATAAGTAGACTGTTCAACGAAGCGTTCCGAGATTCGGAGAGACAGTCCATGCCGCTTGACTGTCACACCAAAGGTCTGTGCTCCACCAACGTTGATATTGAAAATTGGAAGTGCCATACCATCGCCAACCTCGCGAGCTGTGAGGACGTCAATAGCTGGGAATACTGTCTGCATTCCAGGCACGTAATCGATGCGCTGTAGCAAGCCAGTTCCAATCAACATAGGCTCAATGCCTTCTTGGACGAAGGTTGTTAGAACTCTAGGAATCAAGAAGGCAGCGTTTGGAATATCCAAAGCGTCTGACATCGTAATCCTTTTGTTTTCGACTGGATCCAATCCACTAGTACGGAAAATAGTTTCCATACGGACTAGTTCAGTCTGAACTTGCTTATCATTCCAGTCGAGCTGTTCGGCTTTTACGGTCTTGGTGGCCATGTAATTCTCCAAATTATAGTAGGCTGCGATGAGCCTTTATTTAGCCAGGTCTTCCCTGGCGGGAGCGAGTTTTACTTCTATCTCTTGATGACAACGTTCGCACCGGAAGTTGCCAGCTATTTGACCCTGTTCATTAATCTTTACTAAAAGCTTGTTGCAAGATCTACGACTATCGTTTGCTCTGGGCGCCGCACAACGTAAAGAATCACCCTGAATAACTGCTTGACCCTTGGTTATAAACTTTAGGAGACGCATTGGTCCTCGCCATAAATAAACTCCTTCTCTTATCTTGCGAGAAAGTGAATATAAACATAGGTAGCATACTCAGGACGGATTGCTTTGTTCTGGTCAGAAGCCAAACGCATAATACCATCGTTTGTCAAGTTAACCATGTAATCCATACCGCGTGTTGCCGAACCACCCATCTGTCCAATAGAAGGAGTCTTGGTTGTGAAAGGACCAACTGCTTCTGTTGCACGTTCAAACTGTGTTCTCACACGGTTTGCAAAATCTCTAATAGGATACAAAGATTCTACTCCGATAACACGTCCGCAGATTTCATCGAAACCATTGACGGCTGCGTTATAGAAGGAATAGTTTCCAGCATCTGCACCAAAGCCCAAGCGAGAAGGAACCACGGACAGGCCGTTTAGAGCATACGGATTTCCTGGAGTTCCACCTGTTGCATGGACAAAGCTACGGCCGAAGTCTGTCTGGACATATCCAGAGATACCATCAGCAGCTGCAAAAGACTGCAGGGCTGTAGGAGTTGCTCCGATCCAAGGCAAACGCAGGACGAAGTGGGTCTGGATAGCTGTTCCCATTTCATGCATGTAGTTGTGGATACGGAACTGAATAGGAACCATAGATTCCAGCGTGTAGAAAATACCGCCTGTAGTGCTGATAAGATTCACACCACCCAGGAATTGGAACACGTTACGGATAGCATATCCAATTGGACGGGCTACTCCGTTAGGAATAAGGTTACAACCTGTAGAACCAACTACTCTAGAAGCATGAGCAGCATCATTAAAACCAGTTGCGTACGTGAGGTCGGCATCTGTTACAGCAATCGTATTCCCGTTAGGGAACACAACGATGTCGCCAAGGACAGCATCAACTGGGGCAGCAAGGATTACGTATTCGCCGGCAGCAGCTACAGGGTTACCTGTTGCAGCATTGCGTGCAAACCCGACGTCATTCTGACCATATTGAATAGCACAATATAGGCCTTCATAATCTCGGACTGTACCAGAACCGTCAGAGCCTGCAGTTGTAGCAGTTTGTACAACTTGGAAGGTGGTAGCAGAAGGCACAGCAAACACAACGTAAGCACCATTCCAAGCGGTACCATTCGTACCCAAAGAAGTAATGGCGATAGTGTCCCCAACTTGCAGACCTGCAGTGCTGGTAACTGTGAAGGTAACTACCGAACCAGTTTGCGAAGAGGCAGTAATAGCACCGATAGGGAAGTTAGTAGAAGCGGTGGTAATAGACGCAGCTGTCGTACCTGATGTCAGACCAGCTGGAATAAGAGCACCTGACTTATCTAGACCCACAATCTGGTGCGAACTGATTACAACTTGGGCGCCCACAGGATGCCCTTCATCAAGACGTCGCCCCGGAAGCCAAGGTGCTGGATAAGGAACTGGGAGGAAAGGACGGAGAGGTTCAGACGCATCAGCATCTGGAGTCGTGTATCCCAAACGGTCACGACCATAAAGTGTACCGCGATAGTTGTTGTTAATATCTAGTGACATTGAATGTTACTCCTTAGTCAACCTTTGTGGCCGGAACAAGTCTCTTGATCTTTTCTTCAAAGAACAGGAGAGCATTTGCAGCCTTTGGATCTTTAGGTAGAGGTGTCTTACGTGCTGGAACCTGTTGGTTATCAGTCACGTTTGTAGTATCGTTGGGGAGTTTAGCTTTATCTTTTACTTCCTTTGTCCCCGCCTCATTGGGCTTCAGGGCTACCGAACTACTCTGGAATGTGAAACCAGACAGCTTACCTAGTTCATCATCCAGTGCATCTCTCAAGCTTGCCAGGCTGCGCTGTTCTCTTTCCGTTACCTTCGTTTGCACGTCGGCATCAGAAAGACCCTGGAAGCCAGCTTCTCCGGTGAGCACTTTAATTGCTACAAGTGTGGTGGCCCTATCTTTCTTCAGGCTCTTCACCAGGACTGTATTCTGTTGTTGTATAGCATCGAGATCAATTTTCACTGCTGCTAATTGAGTCTCTAGCTTCTCTTGACCAGTAATCAAAGTATCATGTTCAGTCTTGGTCAAGACAATCTCACCATCTTTTACTATCTGGCCAGAACCTGGAGACATCAGCTTGCGATGAAACTCAAGCATAGATCCAGCATGCCAGTGTTCTAACAATGCGCCGGAGGCACTAAGAATATGTGACTTGCCTTCTGCATCGGCTGCACTGTGTGCCTTGTTTAGAGAAGTATAACTATCAGATACTCCCTTTGGCACGAAACCTTTACTCATCTCAGATTTGAGACTAGCACCAATAACCATCAGAGGAGCCTTTGTCTCTGCATCAGTGAGAACGATAGGAGCAAGAACAATAGGAGTAACGGAGTCCTTACTCTCTGCCGCTGCTTCTAGATCTTTCAAACGATTCATAGCATAATCACGATCAGACGATGCTTGCCAAGTACCCAAATTAGCATACAGGCTATATCTCATTACTCCCTTACCTTGATCATCAGCCGCTGTATAATGGCCGTGCAAAGCATCGATACAAGCAAGTGTATCTGAAGGGATCTTTGCATCTTCGAAAGAGAACAATGCAACCTTATGGAGTTCAGCAAGGAGAGTCTTAGAATCAGTCCCAGTCACTTGCTTCTCATCTTTCTGAGTTTTAGTAAGTTTGAGGCTTGTTACATCGATAGCTGGAACTTCCAGTTCGAACTGCTTGGCCTCTTCGGTGATGCGTGCTATATAGTTAGTTCGCGCATCTATCGACATATCTTTAAGGGTAGCAACCAAAACTTCAATCTTGGCTTCTACTTGTTCCTTAGTAATCTTTTTGTCAGCTACAACCTCAAGGTTGTGCTTCTGTATATGGGACTTCAGGGTTGTACTCACCCGACGTACCATCTCTTTCTCGGCATCTTCTTTTGGTACTAATGCCTTGATTTTATCGGTGATATCAATAGCCCTCTCTTTTGTAAGAGGGGCTTTGTTCATTTCATCTAGATAGGTCTGGAGTTCTGCAAGCATCTCACTGTCCTTGATGTCGGGGTCGGCAACTTGAATATCAGATTCGTACATCGTTGCTAGGTCTTTACTATCAGCCATTTCACAAACTGTCAATAGCTTGACCTGTCTTTCTGGTCGCATACCCATGAAGAACATCTTATTGTTTAGGTTATCCCGCAGAAGTTCCTTAGAGATAACTTGTGCAAAGGGATCGGCAGGAAAGTTTACGAAGCTGCATTCTTTATAGAAGAAATTGCCAGCGATAAGAAACATCTTCTTACCATCAACGGATTCTCCCAGTTTATGGTCACATCGGTCGTCAGAAGCCCAATCAGTGTGGCACGCAGAGCAGATAGCCTGGTCAGTCTGAAAACCAACCGAGACTGTAAGATACTCTCCTGAAAGCACCTTTCGGATTGCATCCGGATTGGTGACTTTCATCCCCAACTCGATGTATCCTAGGCCTCTATAATCCTCACGGGGCTGGAGTTTATCCAGAACCATATTTATGGATCTATACAGGTCCAGACGCTTAGTTGCAGCATCTGCATAAAAAAGCATGTTACCTATTTCTGGTAACTCTTCCCTATACTTGTGGGAAAAGTCAATATAACGAGCAGTGTGAATTCTCCCTATTGCAGAGTCATCTTTATCATGCTCGACCAAAACAGGCTTCAATGCCTTACCAGGTTCTGTCCAACGATAGACCGAGTCTTGCATACGATCTGGACGGTAGAAACGCTGGTTACCATTGACTATTCCAGAATGTGTAGCTTCTACTTTTACAAGTAAAGATCTACCAGTAGGCTCTGAATCATCTTTACATTCTGAAAGGTTCTTCTTTGAAGCTTCTACTTCTTTGACTGCGAGGTTATAAAAATCCCTCATAAACAGGAGACCCATCAGAGCCTCCTTATTGCCTAGGCTTTTCGGCCAGTTGGATACCCAATACAGCACTCCGTTCTTTCGGGCTCATTCCAGATGTACCTGCTCTGGGACTGCCTTCGGGAGTACCATGACTCGCAATATGAGCTGCTGTACCGCGAGGTGCTCCAAGGTTAGTCAGAACTTGATCCAGACTCCCGTTCAACAGGTTCGTCTTCTGTTCTCGAGTTTTCGGTGAATTCTTCGGCATCTGGTTCCTCAAAATACTGTTCAACGAGATCATTGAGTAATTCGAATATAATATCAAGATCTCTTGTCTGAGCTACTCGATCTTTTGCTAACTGACGGAAAGTCTCTATCTCCATCTGTTCCTGGTTAGTATAGTAATCCTGAGGGGCTTCACGCATGCAAGTTTCTACGTACTTATCGATTACGGCGCCAGACGCTTTACCCCATCCAGCACTATTTAGTTTATCCTCCGCCTTCAATCGAACCATCTCTTGTTCTAATAGGTCATAGATCAAATTTGGATCCATAGAAGAACGGGCGGAGTGAGGATCCATATTACTTCCATGTTGATTTGTAGGTCTATTTTTATTTGTTACTGATGCGGCGCTAGAACTGGACTTACTGATTTTAATCTTCTTGCTCTTGCCTTCTGGATCCGATCCGCCAGCAGCAACTTCACCGCGGACAGCCATAGCTTCAATCATACCCTTATTCTTCAACTTAATACCTTCTTGTTGCAAATCCTTCACATGGAGTTCATAATGTGTCATCTTAGCTTGTTGTTTGTTGAATGGGATCATACCAGTTTGACGACGAGCTTCGTTTTCTGTAATAAGATGATTATTGAACTTCTCAATAACGTGATTCTCCCACTTGATGTGTCCATCCACATCAACGTCAGGGAACACTAGATTCACATCTAGAATGGCACGCTGTACAGAGAGAGGTTCATTATTCTCCTCAAACATCTCCTGTACAATATAATGTTTGAACTGGCCGCAGAACCAGTTTAGATCTGACTTCACTTGGTCTTTCAAGTTCTGGGAGACGTTCTCTGCTGTAGCACGATTGCCGGTATCAGTCTCACCCATATCAATAGAACTCACACCTAGCCCAGTAAAGATACGAGCTTTGTAATGATCCATTATATCTTTTGGATCTGGAGCTTCACCCTTGATACCAATTACATCTACTTCAACTCTTTCATCAGTTACGAACACACCCTCCTTAGGCATATTCTCAAGCTCTGCCTTGATGAGGTCAACTTCTGTAATCCCATCCACCAGCATTTGGGCTGGGGCTTCCTTTGTACCGACCTTAACATGAAACAAAGGGAAAAGGTGGTTAATAAGGAGCATCTCAACGTTTTCTTCAAGGCGACGCAGAGCGAAAATATCGTCTCGTACTGATACAGTTCTAGGAGTTCCATATACATGTCCTGGCTTTACGTCCCACTTGAAGTGGATAACATCTTCTAGTTTATAATCTTTATACTTGCGGGCGGAGCCATAGTATCTCCGCCACTTGATGATTTCACCCTTTTGATTTACGAAAGGAAATACAGAGTGGGGAGGTATAATCATATATGCTGCTACCGGTACCCTTTCACTGTTCTTTGGATTAGAGTAGCCGGAAGAAGAATCCTCATCTCTGATCTTCAGAAGGAAGCAGTTGGAAATAATCAATAGGTTCTCTAGAATGTCCTTGAGAAAGCTTTCTACAGTCATACCCATCATATAACCTATTGTATTTAGACGGGAATTAATATATCTAGTAAAGCGGTGACTCTCTCCTTCTATCTTGAAACCTTGACGAAACATTAAAGAATGCTGGCGTTTTATAGCCCGCATTAAATAAGCTTCTGTATCCAACATAGTATAAGGTTCATACTGATCGTACTCAGGCAGAATGGTACCATAATGCCCATAGTAGCTATTGAGATAATCCTTTTCTTGTTCAATCTTTTTACGTACCTTCTTTTGTAGCTCAGGCAGATCTTCAGAGTTAATACCATCCCTATGTATCATGCGTATGACTTTCTCAAAAGAAGCTTGTTCTTTGTCTCGATCATTCCATGTAAAAGGATCCTTAGCTCTAGACTCTAACGGGGTACAAGTCTTAAAGAGATCATACGCACCTTGAATCCTATCTTGAACCGATAGTTGATGAATGGTTTCTTTACTACGGTCGCCCAATCCAACCAGATTAGGATCCAATCTCTTGGATCCTCTCTTCATATCAACAACAGCGAATGACTTACCATAAGACTGTCCATTCTTTTTGCGACTAAGATTATCAAGACGAATCTCCGCATTCAAAGCCTGTTGCTCTACTAGAGTTAGCAGAGGTGGGATAACTTCCGGCTTTACTTTCTTAGTTGTAGATTTCTTGGTTGGCATTATACACCTATTATACATTAAGACTAACTGGTACTTGTAATGACTGGGTAGTTATTTGATTGACCCCACCTGCAGTAAGAACGGACTGTACATTAGTGGATGCTGTAGGAATCTGTGGAGGGGTAACAGTTAATGTATTCCCATCCAAGGCATACGAAGATCCACTTTGTGACGGTAATGAACTAATCAATGTACCAAAAGATTGAAGACTAACTGAAGGTGCTATGATATTTGTATTCAAACTTGTTGTGTTACCACTAG